CAATGAGCCCCGATTTTAGCTATATCTCTACCACCGTGTATTTCACCATTTATATCGACGTATAGATGATAGCCTATGTCTGACCAACCACGACCTTCAACGTGCCACTTTCTTATAGTGTCTACACTTATATCTTGGCCTTCTCTAGTAGCTGAGCAGTGAATAATAATTTCTTTTATTAATCTCATTTTTTATTCTTTAATAAATACCACTTGTGAGCAGTATAACCTAATGTTGTTAATAACAATAGTATAGATAAAACAGGTTCTAGCCAACCTAGACTAACAACCGTAGCTGATGTTATATTTAAACAATACAGCTTTAGATCATCTACTGTATTCATCTTTGTGCTAATAACGCAGGGTTACCTTTATAAGGAATATTATCTATTCTATTTAGTGTAGGTACAATAGTCATATTGTTTGATACCATATTTCTAGTTCCTACAATTGGCTTTCCGCATTTTATTTTTTTACCTGCTGGTTTTTGTTTTTGTCCGTAACTTGGCATAATTTTTATTTTTAATTATTTATAACGTTGTATTATTATAATCACGTAAAGTTACAAAAGATTTACACGTTATCGTATTTTCTCTTTTTCTTTACGTCATATTTAATATCACCAGCTAGTTTAGAAATATGCTTTTCGTCAGCTGTCATTTGTTTGTTACTACCACCATGTTTATTGTCGTAGTTAATATCTCTTTTTAAGTAACTAATGTGTGCAGCGTCATCTCTCATAGCTGAATTAACATTTGCTTTGCTTATTTGAGTATGTTTCTCATACATACCTGGCGCGTCTAATATTTCTTTTTGTAAGCGATCTGGTAATTTATCTTAATCCATCATACATTGCAGGATCTTTTGGCTTTTCTGGAGTTACTGGATCACCTACTTTAGTGTTTCTTTTCTTTTTTAGTTTTTCCATCATATCTTTTAAACCACCAAGTGGATTGTCAACTTCTAAATCTTCTGAAACTCTTTTTGGATTATCATAAGAAGCAAAGCTTCCTTGTTGATTAGGAAACATAGGAGCTTGAGGTGTTGTAGTAGCACCTGGTTGTTCAAAACGCTCACCTTTATTCATAGCCATTTCGTTAAACATTTGCTCTCTACCTACTGTTG